AACCTGGACAAGAAATTGTTTGGTGGATTCAACAGGGGAGAGCTGAACATCTTCGCAGGCGGCTCGGGTGCAGGCAAGAGTTTGTTCTTGCAGAATCTCGCAGTCAACTGGGCACAGGCCGGGTTGAACGTGTGTTACATATCTTTTGAATTGTCAGAGGCACTGACGGCCATGAGGCTTGATGCAATGATGACCAATATACCCACCAAGTCTGTGATGAAAAATCTCGACGATGTTGAGATAAAAGTCAAGATGCTGAAGAAAAAATCAGGTAACTTGCAGATCAAGTACTTGCCAAGTGGTAGTAATGTACTAGACATAAGAACATATCTCAAAGAACTGGAACTTAAAAACAAAGTAAAAATAGATTGCATACTGGTTGACTACCTGGATCTCATGATGCCCAAGAGCAAAAGGATAAGTCCGGCGGACTTGTTCATCAAGGACAAGTATGTTTCAGAGGAACTGAGGAACTTGGTCGTTGAGAAACAGTGTGTGTTGGCAACAGCATCACAGTTGAACAGAGCAAGTGTTGAAGAAATAGAATTCGATCACAGTCACATCTCGGGTGGACTGTCCAAGATACAGACAGCGGACAACGTGATAGGTATATTCACTAGTAGGGCTATGAAAGAACGTGGAAGGTATCAGATACAGTTCATGAAGACAAGATCAAGTTCTGGGGTTGGACAGAAGGTGGACCTAGAGTTTGATGTTGACAGTCTGAGGATCAGAAGCCTGGATGAGGAAGAATCACAGAGCTACAATCAGCAAGGCAAGAATAAGATATACGATTCACTGAAGCAGACATCTAAAGTCACAGGCAACACAGACACAGATGCTAGGTCAGAAGTTCCAGATCCGAGGAAAGGTGATAACTTGGGAGTCAAAGTCAAAGCCACAGTCGAAGGTGGTAAACTGAGACAACTACTGAACGAACTGCATTCAGACGAAGAACAATAAGACACAGTAATGACTGAAAAATATCTCTCATACTAGAAATCATTAAATAAGCACATAATGATTCTCATAGCACACAGAGGTAACACCAACGGTGTAAATCCTGAAAAAGAAAACACAGTCGCATACATCAAGGATGCATTAAAACAAGGCTATCATTGTGAAATAGATATTTGCAAGTTTGATGGTAAACAATTTTACCTAGGACATGATGAACCACAGGAGGCAGTATCAATAGAATTCTTAAGAGACAATCCGCTATGGTGCCATGCAAAAAATTTTAATGCATTACAGGCCATGATTGATTCAGGTATCCACTGTTTCTGGCATAACACAGACAAATACACAATCACAAGTAAAGGAATAATTTGGGCATATCCGGGAGAAAAAGTAGATTCAAAAAGTATCGCAGTACTTCCAGAAAAACACGATATTGATTTATCAGACTGCATGGGTGTTTGTTCGGATTACGTTGAAAGATATAAATGATTAAACTGATTATTTTTGACCTTGACGGTGTGCTTATAGATTCTAAACCTTTACATTTTGAAGCATTAAATTTAGCCCTTCCTGACAAATATAAAATTTCTATAGAGGAACATTTAAGCACATATGACGGGTTGCCTACAAGGAAAAAATTAGATCTTTTAAAAATAAACAAGGGCCTACCATCAAATTTAGATGATCAAATTAAAAAAAATAAAAACGAAAAGACTGTGGAACTTTTAAAAAAAAATATTGTGGAGAACCACGAATTAATAAAAATCTTAAAGAAATTAAAAGAACAAAAATTCACAATAGCGTGTGCCAGCAACGCAGTAAGATCAACAGTCAAAACAAGTTTACTACAACTGGGAGTCATTGAATATTTTGATTTTTGGTACAGCAACGAGGACGTAGTGCAACCAAAACCACACTTTGAAATGTTTTTTAGATGCATGTTAAAAGCCAATGTAGGACCGTCTGAAACATTAATCATAGAGGATAGTCACATCGGAAGACAGGCAGTCCTAAATGCAGGTTGTCATCTTTTACCCGTAGAGAATGTAGAAGATGTGACATTCCAAAAAATTTTCTCACGACTTGAAGACCTTAAGCACACAGAAAAAATAAGAGTTCCATGGAGAGATCAAAAATTGAATGTGTTAATACCAATGGCAGGTGCGGGCAGTAGGTTTCAACAGGCAGGGTATACGTTTCCCAAACCGCTGATTGAGGTGGGCTCAAAACCAATGATACAAGTTGTAATCGAAAATCTCAATATTAAAGCAAATTATATCTTCATAGTTCAAAAAGAGCATTATGAAAAATATAATCTGGAAACAGTGTTAAATTTAATTCAACCCGGTTGCACAATAATACAGACAGAGGGAGTAACTCAAGGAGCGGCGTGCACCACCTTGTTAGCAAAAGACTATATCAATAACGATAATCCTTTGATAATTGCTAACAGTGATCAATACATAGAATGGGATAGTAATAACACGCTATATGCTTTCACTACAGAGGGCATAGACGGAGGTATAATCACCTTTAAATCGACCCACCCAAAATGGAGTTATGCCAAACTAGACGAGAAGGGTTTTGTGTACGAGGTTGCTGAAAAACAACCTATATCAGATAATGCCACTGTTGGGGTATATTACTGGAAGCAAGGCAAATCATATGTTGACTCGGCCGAAAAAATGATAGATAAAAACATAAGAGTCAATAATGAATTCTATGTTTGTCCTGTTTTTAACCAACTGATACAGCAAGGCGGAAAGGTGAGAATAAAAGAAATCAAAAAAATGTGGGGGTTGGGCACACCCGAGGACCTTCATCACTTCCTTACTCATAAACAACAATGATCGCTGTTTGTGTATCCGGACTGGCACGAGATGGTTATCAAGAAGCGATAGAGACAGCAAAAAAAACTTTCCCATATGATTTCTTTTTTGCCCACTGGAAAGGTCGACCGGTCCCGAGCGTGGATAATTGTCTGTTAGTCGATGAGCCTGAATACGGTTACCATAACCTCTTAGAAACAACCATCAAACCAAAATGCAATATATGGAAACGTTACACAAAAAGACCCAACGGTAAAATCTTTAGAAAGCCGGATCTCATGGCAAAGACCAAAGACCATTCTAAACAAATACTAATACACCAAACTTTAGTTGATTCTTTAGATAAAAAATATGACACAATTATCAGGGTGAGGTATGACACTATTTTTTCACTGAAACAAGATTTTTCAGAACTGGTAAAGTTAGGTCTAGGGGGAACAATCATTGGGTTGGCCGGCAGTATGCCTGGTGCAGATCTTGATGCTCAAATAAAAATTCACAAACACAACGACTGCCGGAGATGTCAAGGTTGGTATCTTTGGGATCATATGATAATCCATCCTAGACACAAATTAAAAAATTCATATAATTTTTTCCACAAAAATAACTTGTTGGGCGCGGAATGGGGATGGTATCAAGTTCTCTGTCACCAATGGAAAGACGACAACTACGTCAACGCAGAAGGAGGAAATGTTTTACTAAAACATAGATCATGAGCAAAGACAGATACCTCAGAATGCAGAAAGAGGAATATAGAAAACAGGCAGATAGATGGACTGTAAAAAACCTTAATCCAATAGTTGGAAGTTATAATTTACACAACAAGTGGCCTCACTGGCAACGACTATTGTTTGACAATATTAACACAAGCAAAATGACTGCACTAGAATATGGGTGCGGAGTTGGCAGAAATATCATCTTGTTTAAAGATATGTTTAAAAAAATAGATGGTATAGATATTTCCGAAGACGTGATTAAAAAAGCAATCATTAACCTCGATCACCACGGAATGTCAAAAGAATATTATAGTCTTTATGTAACTGATGGATCTACTATCAAAATAACAGACAAGTACGATTTGGTGTTCAGCGTCATTTGCCTACAACACATCTGTTGTCATTCCATACGTATACAAATCATGTCTGAAATATACAAAGTATTAAAACCCGGAGGTATTTTCACTTTTCAAATGGGGTTTGGGGATAGGAAAGATAAAAAGGGATTTGTTGGATACTATGATGACTTTTTCCGTGCGTCCAAAACTAATGGCAAAATGGATGTTTCTTTTAACGATAAAAGTTTTATAGAAAAAGATCTTACTAAGATCGGGTTCCATTCAATTGTTACAGAAATTACAGATCCCAGTATTGACAGACATTCAAAATGGATATTCGTTCGATGCAGAAAATAAAAACATACGAATACCTGGGTTGGGTCGTGAGTGCCGACGATCAATTATACAAAAAACTTCTGGAGCAGAAAAGAGACATAACAAAAGATGACCAAAACAGAATGCAAGAAATATTTGACGAACATCTACAAAGAAAACGCGTGGCCTTGGATATAGGATGTCATTATGGATTCTTTACAAAATTTTTAAGTGAAAAATTTGAAACTGTACATGCGTTTGATTTTGCCAATGATATCTACCAATGTTTTGAGGCCAACATGCTGAATTTCAATTGTGATAATGTTGTTAAACATCCATATGGTCTAGGTGAAATAGAAAAAGATGTTGCAACAAATGATTGGTTTGCCAGACACGGAAGGAGAGGTCCGTTGGCCAATCACATCGATCCTAATAGCACGAACAAGGAACACAAAATAAAATCACTAGACAGCCTTGATATAAAAGATGTTGATCTCATGATGATAGACACGGAAGGATATGAACTAAATGTATTGAAGGGTGCTGAACAGACAATTAAAGAAAACAAGCCAGTACTAGTTTTGGAGTTCCATAACCGTAATCTCACACAAAAGTTTGGATACTCATTGGATCATCTCAAGCAATATGTTGAAGGACTGGGGTATAGATCAATTGGTTACATCAACAAAGTTGATCAGGTGTTTGTAAGCGAAGCGAAAGCGTAAATTACCAAAAATAGCGTAAATTAAGAAATAACGCGAAGCGTTAAAAAGCGTAAAGCCGGCCTGCCCTTCTTTGAGCTGACCGACTCCACAGTGTTAGGAAACTAGAATATAAATTTGATTCCAGCCGCCATGTCGTTTGTGTCTGTACCTGTTGGCACATCCGTCATCTGATAGGCACCGTACATGCTAAAGTTCTCGCCGAATTTCTTCTCCGCGCCAACTGTAGTGTACTTGTTGCCATCCTCGATCTCACCATAACCCGCTGAGAAAGTTGTCGCACCGATCAGGTGTGAAGCAACTATTTCATTGGCAGTGGTCTCTAAACTAGTAGACTCCACTTCCTTGATTGTGTGGTTGTAACCGATTGTTGTAGCATCAGAAAGGTCGAATGTGACACCCGCACCCATGTACTCAACTGAGTTCACCTTGTCATCCGTGTATGCAACACCGATGTTTAGTGAGTCAGAGATCTCCATAGAAGCCGCAGTCTCGTACACGTCAACGCCTGATTTACCAGTTGACCCGTCAACTTTTACCAAGTTGTCGATCTGGATTGCACCCAAACTGTTCGAGTACACAACTGTGTGTGAGTCTCTGCT